GAAGTTGGACGGCAACACAGGGTAATAGAAGTTCTATTTCATCTGATGTGGTAACAACTGACCAAATGGGAGGTTCAATTAAGAAAGCCCAGGTAGGACACGTTATCATTACGGTGGCAAAATCATTACAACAAAAAGAATTAAATCTTGCAACTATTGCTATCACAAAGTCAAGAATTGGTAAAGACGGGGTGGTATTTGAAAACTGTAAGTTTAATAACGAAATGTTAGAAATTGATACAGAAAGTACTACAACATTCTTAGGACTTGAAGAACAGAAGGAAGAAAGAAATAGAAGTAGAATTAAAGAAATTATGGAGAAAAGAAAACAAACAACAGTATAATTATTAAAACAATATGGAACAAAAAATGGAAAAATTATTAGAAGAAAATCCAAATCGTTTTGTGATATTCCCAATCAAGTACAACGATATTTGGGAATATTATAAGATGCATCAAGCCGCGTTTTGGACGGCAGAAGAAATAGATTTAAGTGGTGACCTACGTGATTGGGAAAACTTATCAGAGAATGAACAGTATTTTGTGAAAAATATTTTATCGTTTTTCGCTGCGTCAGATGGTATCGTAAATGAAAACTTGGCTGAAAACTTCTACAGAGAAGTACAATATCCTGAGGCAAAATTCTTTTACGGAATTCAGTTAGCAATGGAAAACATACACAGTCTAATGTACTCACTTCTTATTGATACTTACGTGTCAAATGAAGATGAGAAGAACAAATGTTTCACTGCGTTAGATAACCTACCGGCAGTTCAGAAGAAGGCTAAATGGGCTTTGGATTGGATTGAAAACGCATCGTTTCAAGAAAGATTGGTTGCGTTTGCCGCGGTTGAGGGTATCTTCTTTTCAGGTTCATTCTGTTCTATCTTTTGGTTGAAATCAAGAGGTATCATGCAAGGATTGTGTAATGCTAACGCTTTGATTTTCAAAGATGAAAACTTACATTGTGACTTTGCAATTCATTTATTAAACAATCACATTGAAAACAAACCAAGTGAAAAAAGAATTAAAGAAATTCTATTATCGGCATTAGAAATTGAGAAAGAGTTCATTACTGAATCTTTACCAGTTTCACTTATCGGTATGAATTCAAATTTAATGAAACAATATCTTGAATTTGTTGTTGATGGATTATTGGTAAAGTTTGGATGTAAAAAACAATTTAATGTTGAGCAACCGTTCAAATTCATGGAACAAATCGCAGTTGAAACAAAAGGTAATTTCTTTGAGTCAAGAACTGTTGAATACCAAAAGGCTAAATTAAATGAAACTTTGTCCTTTACTGACGATTTCTAATTTATTACTTATATAGAACTATGATGTCACTTAAAATTAAAAAAAGAAGTGGAGATGATTCGTCATTTAATCCACAGAAAATTTATAACCGTATTAAAAGAGCTTCAAAGGGGTTGAGTGTAAACTCCGATGAAATCTTTATTAAGGTTATCACTTCAGTACCAACTGAAGGTATTATTACAACAAAAGAATTAGATAAGTTAATCTATGAAATTGCGGCAGCATTTACAGGTAGTCATCACGATTACTCAAGATTAGCTTCGTCAGTTGCTATTTCATCTTACCATAAGGAAACTGACCCAAGTTTTTCAAACACAATGAATTTGTTACATGGTGAAGGTATCATCAATGAAAAATTAATGGAGACTATTGAAAAATACGGACCTTCTAACATTGATGAAGTTATCAATCACGATAATGATTATAACTTCGACTATTTTGCTTGGAGGTCACTTGCTGAAATGTATCTTTTAAAATTATCGGAAGGTAAAGTAGTTGAACGTCCACAACACATGTATATGAGAGTTGCTCTTTGGGTAACTAATACATTTGAGGAAGCGGTTGAGTATTACCAATCGTTATCAACACAAAGAATATCTCCGGCAACACCAATCATGATTAACGCTGGTACTAAAACACCACAACTTGCTTCTTGTGTTCTTCATTATAATGATTCGGATTCAAGAGAAGGTTTGTTAAACACCATAAGAGATATCTCAACCTACTCATCGGATGCTGCGGGTATTGGATTATCAATGTCTAACATTCGTAGTAAGGAGAGTCGTATTTCATCTTCAGGTGGACATGCTGGTGGACTTTTAAAGTATTTGAAGATTGTTAATGAGTCACTTCGTTTCTTTAACCAACAAGGACGTAGACCTGGTTCTGCGGCAATCTATTTGGAACCTTGGCATAAAGATGTCTTTGATTTATTAGAGATTAAAAAGAACACAGGTGCTGAAGAATTAAGAGCTCGTGATTTGTTTACCGCACTTTGGATTCCTGACAACTTTATGAACGCAGTTAAAAACAATGATGATTGGTATTTGTTCTGTCCTAACGATATTATTAAAGCTGGTATCAAACCATTACAAGAAAGTTACGGTGATGAATATGAAGAGAATTATAAATTAGCCGTAAGTATGGGTCTTGGTAAGAAAGTTAAGGCTCAGGAGATTTGGAATAAGATTATTGAATCACAAGTTGAAACGGGTGTTCCATATCTATGTTCTAAAGATAGTGCTAACAGAAAGACAAACCATCAGAACATTGGTGTTATTAAACAATCAAATCTTTGTAATGAAATCTATCAATACACTGACGAGAATATAACCGCAATCTGTACTCTTTCATCTATGGTGTTAAAGAACTATGTAAAAGATGGCGAGTTTGATTTTCAGGGGTTATACGAGGAAACACGTAAGGTTGTTAGAGCGTTAAACAAAGTTGTTAACATTAACAATTACTCAACTGAAAAAGGACGTAAGGGTGGATTATACCAGAGAGCAATTGCTATTGGAACTCAAGGACTTGCAGATGTATTCTATTTAATGGATTATATCTTCACATCTGATGAAGCTCGTAAATTAAATAAAGAAATCTTTGAAACAATTTATTTCGCATCAATTACCGAAAGTAACAAATTGTGTATGGATGGTAAATATGAACCATACGCTTACTTTAAAGGGTCACCAATGTCACAAGGAGTATTCCAATTTGATATGTGGGGATTGAAAGAAGATGAATTATCGGGAAGATGGCCTTGGGGAATTCTTAAACAGAATGTTAGTAAGTATGGTGTTTGTAATTCATTATTTACGGCTCAAATGCCTGTAGCGTCTTCAGCTAAGATTACAGGGTCATATGAAATGACAGAACCTGCTCATTCGGCAATTTTCAACAGACGTGTAATTGGTGGTGAGATTATGATTGTTAACAAGTATTTGATTAGTGATTTTGAGAAGATTGGAATTTGGTCTGAGGACTTAAAGAATGAAATTATTATGAATGAAGGTTCAATTCAAGGAATTAACTTCTTAAATTATTTGGACCCTGAAGATAAAAGATATAACTTTAAAGTTAAGAGAATTGAAAGACTGATTGAAAAGTATAAAACAATTTGGGAAATCTCACAAAAGGCATTGATTGAAATGGCAGCTGACAGAGCACCGTTCATTGACCAATCACAATCAATGAATATCTATATGTCAAACCCAACATTGTCAAAGATTTCATCTTCACATTTCTACGGATGGGAAAAAGGATTGAAGACACTTTGTTATTACGTTAGAACAAGAGCCATCTCAACGGGAGCAAAACACTTGGCTATGGACGTATCAAAAATTAACAAACCAAAAGCAACTCCTGAACCACCAAAGGTTGATTACAGTTATATGAATCTACCTGACAAACCTGAAAATAGTGAATTTGATTGTTTTGGATGTTCTTCTTAAAAAAATTCGATGTGTTATCCCGAGCTAGGTCGGGATTTTTAATTTCATACTATTTATGAAATATGGCTCAAGGTAAAACATATGGAATAACTTTTCCTTTCAGAGATTCTTTTGATGGTAAATATTTAGATTTAACTGATTTTGATGAAGATGAAATTAAAACTGATTTGATTCATTTGTTATTAACAAGGAAAGGGAGTAGATATTTTTTACCAAATTTTGGAACAAGGTTATATGAATATATTTTTGAACCACTTGACGGACCAACCTTTAATGAGATTGAGACGGAAATAAAAGACTCAGTTACAACTTATATTCCTAATCTTCAAATTACATCGGTTAAAGTTGAACCAATAATATCACCTGATGGACAATCGGATTTTGCGACGACATATCCTGGTACAGGTGAAATAACTTTACCTGATTTAGCAATTAACGAACACACGGCAAAAGTAACAATAAATTATAATATTACGAGTGGAGTATTTAATACTTCTGACTTTATAATTATTAATATATAACATGGCTCAACAAATATCATATACCACAAGGGATTTCCAAGCAATAAGATTAGAACTGATAAATTACGTTCAAACTTATTATCCTGATTTAATTCAAAATGTTAATGACGCTTCGATTTTTTCAGTATTTTTGGATTTAAATGCTGCGGTTACCGATAATTTAAATTTTAATATTGATAGAGCATTACAAGAAACTGTACTACAATACGCTCAAAAAGATATATCTGTTTATAATATTGCAAGAACTTATGGTTTAAAAATACCAGGATTAAGACCTTCTATTGCACTTTGTGATTTTTCTATCACAGTACCAGTTGATGGTGATTCTGAAGATTTACAATATTGTGGTATTTTGAGAAGAGGTAGTCAAGTATTAGGTGCGGGGCAAACTTTTGAAACAATATACGATATTGATTTTGCTTATGAGTTTAATTCAGAAGGATATCCAAATAGATTAAAAATTCCAAATTTTAATGCTAATGGAACTTTAATAAATTATACTATTGTAAAAAGAGAACCTATTGCAAATGGTGTGACAAGAGTATTTAAAAAAGTAATATCACAACCTGACTCAAGACCATTTTTAGAGGTATTCTTACCCGAACAAAATGTATTAGGTGTTACAAGTGTACTTTTAAAAAATAGTACTAATTTTACAAATATTCCTTCATCCCAAGAATTTCTATCAACTGTTGATAGATGGTATGAAGTTCAGGCTTTAGCTGAAGATAGAATTTTTATTCCTGATACAACTAAAACATCAGACAATCCGGGGATTAAGGTTGGAAAATATATTCAAACAAATCAAAAATTTATTACTGAGTTTACACCAAAAGGATATTTTAAATTGACTTTTGGTGGTGGTAATCAATCAACTGACGATTTATTAAGACAATATGCTCAGAACGGAATTACTTTGGATATATCAAAATATCAAAATAATTTTTCTTTAGGTTCAACGTTAAAGCCGAATACGACATTATTTATTCAGTATCGTGTTGGGGGTGGATTACAGAGTAATTTAGGTGTTGGGATTATTAATCAAATAGGAACCATAAATTTTTCAGTAAATGGACCTAACAATCAACAAAACTCAAATACAATTAAGTCACTCCAAACAAATAATGTAACACCTGCAGTTGGTGGAGCAAACGCTCCAACAATAGAAGAGGTAAGAAATTTAATTGGTTTTAACTTTTCATCTCAAAATAGAGCAGTAACTGTTAATGACTATGAGGCGATTTTAAGAAAAATGCCATCGATGTTTGGAGCACCGGCTAAAGTTGCGATAACAGAAGAAGATAATAAAATTAAAATTAATATTTTATCTTACGACACACAAGGTAATTTATCAAATAATGTATCTGACACTTTAAAAAATAATATATCGAATTACTTATCTAATTACAGGATGATTAATGATTATATTTTTGTTAATTCTGCAAATGTAATTGATTTGGCATTTGATGTTTCAGTTGTATTAGATGCTAGTCAAAATCAGGGAACTGTAATTACAAACTTGGTTGAAAAAGTTCAAAACTATATGAGCCCATCAACAAGAGAAATGGGTTCAAATGTTTATGTATCAGAAATAAGAAGATTAGTACAAGAAGAAGTAGGTGTTATAACAGTTACCGATATAAAGGTTTATAATAAAGTAGGTGGACAATATTCATCATCTCAAACTTCTCAAGCTTATTCAAATAGTGACACAAAACAAATTGGACTTATTGACGATACAATATTCGCGGAACCAACACAAATTTATGATGTTAGATATCCTAATAAAGATATTAGAATCATAGTAAAGAACTTATCGGCAGTTAACTTTAGCTAACATCCTTTATTTTTATAAAAGTGTGCTTAAAATATTTATTTAAAAACACACATGTCATCATCATATAGAATTAGAACAGAGTTAGGGGTAAACAAGACCATTCAGGTTAAGTTAGAACAAAATTACGACACTTTAGAGTTATTGTCTTTAACAATTTCGCCTAATAATTTATACACTCGTGCTTGTGCGGATTATGGTGTTGTTTGTGGTAGAGTTTTTAGTAATAATGGTTTTGGTTTACCGAATGCTAAACTATCCATTTTTATACCTGTTGAAGAGTTAGATATTAGAAATGAAGAAATTTCAGTTTTATATCCTTACCAAAGTATTAATGATGTAAATGAAGATGGTTATAGGTATAATTTATTACCTTATACTCAATCTCATAGTGGACACGTTCCTGTTGGTACTTTTCCTGATAGAATAGATGCTCTTATTAACAAGACAGTAATTGAGGTTTATGACAAGTATTATCGTTTTACAGTAAGTACAAACGACTCTGGTGACTTTATGATACTTGGAGTACCGACAGGTCAACAGACGTTGTTTATGCAAGTTGACCTCTCTGACATTGGAGAGTTTTCAATGACACCACAAGACCTTATAAGAATGGGTCTTGCTACTGAATCACAAGTTGATGGTACAAGATTTAAATTTTCTGAAAATTATAATGAGTTACCTCAAATTATTAGTATTTCAAAAACAATACAAGTATCACCACTTTATGGTGAACCTGAAATATGTGATTACGCAATTCAACAGGTTGACTTTGATTTAACTTCTGAAAAAAATGTAACAATCTCACCTACTGCGGTGTTTATAGGTTCTATTTTTTCTGCGGATGACGGTACTAAAGTTACTAATACAATTAATGACATTTGTAATGTTAAAAGGTCACTTGGTGAAATGTGTGATTTAACTTCAGGGCCTGGACAAATATTGGCTTTAAGACAAACCATTCGTTTGGACAATTTTGGTCTTCCAATTATAGAACAATTTGCGTTAGAGAATGATGGTAAAATTATAGATGAAGACGGTACTTGGGTAACTGAAGTACCAATGAATTTAGATTATGTATATACTGACGAGGAAGGTAATCGAAGAATTAGCGATAATCCAAATATTGGTATCCCAACAAAATCAAAATATAGGTTTAAAGTTAAATGGGAACAACCACCACAAATTTCGGAATCTACTAAACGAGCATATTTTTTAATTCCAAATGTCAAAGAATACGGATGGACTTATAATCCGTCAAATCCAAATGACCCAGGATTAGAAGATTTTGTTTATGACACAGTTACGGTTGAAATAGCGGCTGGAACTACTGAAGCAAATATTTACAATTTAATAAATGAAAATGTTGCGACTCAATATGTTTTTATTTTACAAGAAACTATAAATGTTGAAAATTTACAAATAACTTATCCTGACGGAACCCCGTATTTAAGTCGTAATTTTTCTAACAACTTTATTGGTGGATTACCTAATTTGATTTTATCTTGGGAAACACCTGATACTGAAACAAGTTCAACTTTTATTTTTTATGCGGTTATATATAAAAGATTTTTATTGGATGCGTCTTACGCTTTCAGTTTAAGTTGGAATGATTACGCGAACTACCAAGAGGCGATTAACTGTGAGGATACTTTTATGGAATTACATTTCAATAAGGTTTATACTATTAGCCAACTTATTGATAGATATTCTACAGGATTAAGACCGAGTAAAACGGTTCAGATTAAAAATATCCAAGACCCAAGTTGTGGTGGTACAAATAAATTCCCAATCAATGATGTATTTGTAAGGATTAATTTTGCATATATTTTTAATAGTTTTTTATTGGATGTTTTTAAATGGATTCTTTTAGTAACTACTGTTATTTTACATGTTGTAAGTTTTTTATGGTTAATAATTGCATTGGTAATTGCCACAGTTTTAATAGTTGTTCAGTTAATAATTTTCATTATTTGTAATATTATAAGAGGATTACAAGATATTTTTGGTGCGGCGTCTATAAATTGTCCTCCTCCATCTGATTTTAGAAGTTTACTTTTTGATAATCCGTTTAGAAATATAACATTACCTCTTTTACTTTATACCGAAGATGGTTGTGAAAGATGTAATTGTAATCCTGGTGATGTCACGGCGGACACTAATTTAATTACTGAATTTACTCAAACACAGGAAGAACAGGTGTCAATTTTAATGGATACCACAGGGTTTCAGACTTATACAAACAATCCAAATGATTTTACGTATATACCTAACCTTATTGCTGGAAACGCTGGATTATCTGGAGTTGAAAAAAGAATACCAAAAGTAACAGATTCGTATAACATTGTCACCGACCCAGATGCCGTTGCAAGAACAATAGTATTAGATTATTATTCACAATCATTACCTTTTTCTGAAAGGTTAAATATGTTATCATTTCCTGGTAGATACTTTAAAGTAGGTACTGCAAATGACCCATTGGGTATTAAAGTATATATTGAACCGGAGCTTAATACTCCGATACAGTCTTTTCCATACTGGGACGCTACAACTCAAACAGTTCTACAACAAATTGTTGTGGGTTCGCCTAAATTCCATTGGGATAATGCTTTGATTATTGCGTTAGACCCAGGGATTGATTTAACTGTTGGTGAAATTTTATCATTTCAGAATCCGTCACTTTCTAATGACCCAAATTATAAAAAAAACGAAGATTATCCTGCTTCTTTAGGTAGAATCGAGCCCCCTCTTGTCCAACCACCCCCAAATACACTTGGTGGTTTTGGTGCTCAAATAACAGTTAATTGGTTGAGAACTTATAATTTTATAAATTTAGGGAATGGGTATCAAAATCCAAATGGACCAATTAATGGAACTGAGGGTGGGGGTATTGCGGAACAAACTACTTACAATGTATCGGCGATTACTGAAAATAATGCTGTTACATCATTTGCTGCCGACATCGAATATTTCCAAGTTTTAAAAGTTGGGAATTTAAACGACTTATCAAGTTCATCTATCGATAGTGTTTTAAATCAAAATCAATATTTTAGACATCAAGAAAGTTCAGAAGGAGGAACAGTTAGTTGTTTTTGGCAAAGAGCTAATTATTACGGAAGTGGATTTGGATTTCCATCATTGGGAAATAACTTAGTAACTCCAAATGGATATAAGTATGCGATTTTAATGAGAGGTGTTGATGTTCATTCACCAAGAGTAAAACAAAAAATTTGGTTAGGTAGTTTATTATATAATCAAATTAGTGAATCAAACATACCGGTAGGAGTTAGTGAATCCGATGTTTATGTAGAAGGTTATTTTAAGTTAAATATACCATATCAACCAAACAACCTCAGCTCAGAACTACAACAAGTTCAGTGTAGACACAACCAACTTCAAACCAATAATAGTGTGGACGAATTTGGTAGTAGAATATTCTATCCAAGTTATATGTTTGATTACTATTCAACTACGTTTATACCTTTTACAAGTGATTTACATCTTTATTATTCATCATATGATGCGAAAAATTTTGGAAACCAAGTACCTCCAGAGTATTCTGACTCATCAGTTGATGGATATGTTGCTTACCAACAATCACAAACTAGTTTTATCAATGGACTTGAAAGAGTATCTAATTTAAACATTTTTACAGGTTTTTTTAGTAATATACAAGAATGTGGTCAAGGAACATCTGGTAGTAATAATAATGATTGTGACGATGATAGCGGTAGTTCTTTCCCTCAACAATCTGTCGACACTTGGAATTTATACAATCAATATCCTAATTCTAACTCCCAACTTGATTTTCCTGGAAATTATAGAATAGGGCAAGTTGTTGAAGGAGGTTCAGTTTATCAATACTCACTATCTTTAGCATTATATGATAGCCCTTGTCAATCAAATGGAGGAAATTCTAACGGTCTTAAATTATGGACGGCTCCAAAGATGGCTTATTTCTCGCCTTCATATCGAACAATTACATCGCCTGGTACAACATACCCAACGGTTAATTTCAGTAATAAAAATAGAATTGTTGTTAGGTCAAATAGAATGCCTACATCGACAAATGAACAAATATCAGGGCCAAACAGTTTTCAGTTACATCAAAATTCAACATTTGCTATCTATAGATTATCCGATACTGGAGGGGTACAAGAATTACAAAATATAACTCAATACCCGACAAATTCTGATAATGAATCTGCAAATGCATTTGTTCCATTTACAAATGTTTTGGAATCGGTAAACAATTGTGAAAAAGCGGTGATGTTAACTTGTTACGGGACAGACGAAAATGGTAATCCTATTATTAAAGATGATTGTCCACAGATGATGGACCCTGACAATCCTGTTAAATATTTTAATTATGGGACAGGTTGTTACAATTTAGTTTCTAGAAGTTTTACAAGTTTACCATTTGATTTAGGATTAATTACTGAATGGACAAATAGAAATAAAATTC